GGACCCGCTTCGGGGTGACAACCGGCTGGGCCAGCGTCGGGTCGTTCGCAGCAACCTGGGCGGCCTCGGCCGCACGGGTCACGGTCACACCAGCGGAGGTGACACCCTGCCACGCCTTCGTGGTGATCTGCTCCACACGGGCGATCCGACGAAGCGGGTTCGTCGCACCGTCGTTGGTCAGGATGATGGTCGGGTCCAGCTCGAACGGGACGGCATACCCGCCCTTGTTGTTCGTGCCGACCGCCAGGGCACGCTGCTCCTCGGGGGTCAGACCTCCGGTGGACAGCGACTCAACCGCCTTCCCGAACGCCCGCTCGTACAGCGGGGAGCCGGTTTCCAGCATCCGCTTCGCGAGAGTGGCGTCCTTGTCGTCGACGGTGTCGAGAAGACGCTCTGCCTGGGTCTGGGCGTCCTCACGGTTCGCGCCGGAGAACCGGGCCACCTCGATGGCACGCTTCGCACGGTCGCGGTAGACGGTGGGCAGGTCGTCGGCGCTGCGCGCCTCGTTCCTGGCCTCTGCGAGGTCCCACAGGTTCCGGACCTTCGCCCCAGCAGTGATGATGGTGGGGACGCCGGGGGTGGTGTTCTGAGGACGGTTGCGGACCATGGATTCGAGCCTGGCCTTGCGGGCCTGGTCGTCGTCGATGGCGCGCTGGTGGTCGTCGAACTCGGTGTTGAGGTTGTCCCACTCCTCACGGATTTCCGTGGGAAGGGCCGAGCCGGTGTGGTCAGCGTCGATCTGAGCGAGCCGCGCCTTGATTTCTTCTTGGCGTGCGGCACGCTCCTCGACGGAGAGTGTCATCTCCATGACGGTGTTCTCCTTCGTGGTTTCGGGTTTGGGTGCCGTCGAGTGGCGCGGCGCCGGCTCGTCGGGTGTGGCAACAGCGGCCTCAGACGAGGTGCCCTCACGGGCGGCTTCGTCCTCGGTGCTGACATCTGTTGGCGGTGGCGGGGGAACGGGCTTGTCCTTCAGCCGCTGTTCCATCCTCACCGCAAGCTCGTTCCTGACGCCGACCTCGGTCGCGTCGTAGGCGGGGAACACCACCGGGCCAAGCTCGGGCATCGCAACCTCAAGCAGGGTGCGTCCAGGGACGTCATCCCCGAACACGCGCGCCCAGTCGGCGTCGTCGTCGTACTCGTCACGGATCGTCCGGAACCGGAACGACATGCCGTTCACGGCACCGTCGCGGATGGCGTCACGGATCGGTTCGACCAGCCAGTTGTCGGACAGGCGGGCACGGACGAACAGTCCGCGGTCGTCCTCACGAAGCTGGGTGATCGACCCGAGGGGGATGGACCCGATCAGGGGGTGGGAGCCGTGGTCGAACTGCAGAACAGGGGTCCGCTCGGAGATGGTCTTCTTGAACGCACCCTTGGCGATCCGCTCCGCGAACCGGCCTTCCCACGAGTCGATCATGGTGGGCTGATCCCACACCGCCGCATACCCCTCAAGGGTCAAACCGTCATCGCCGGCACGGGTGACCTCGAACGGCACCATCCTCTGGACGTACTTCGGGTCACTCATCGGGGGTCTCCTCTACCGGTTCCACACCGTCGTCGTCGAACTGTCCCGCCCCCGGCTTCTGCAACTGGACCGACACCAGCCCGGTGTGCTCCAACTTGTTCCAATCAGAAGTGGCCGCGAACTCCACCGCAGACTCCGGGGTGAACCCCGACGAGATCAGCGACGACACCGTCGCCGCCCGACGCTGCTGCACATCCGCCGCGTCCTTCTCGTCCTGCCGCAGGAACGGCACATCACGAACGTCAGCGACCAGCTCCGCACCATCGGTGCGGGCCATCATCCGAGACAACGACCCGGCCGCGTTCTTCCACAACGGATGGAACGTCGTATCCGCCACATTCCTGCGGGCCTGCGAATAGTTCCCCGCATTCAACGAAGAACCCTGCATCCCCTCCGACAGCCCAACAACCACCGGATGGACCCCGGCAGCCGCAGCGATCCGGGTTTCCCCGTGCCCCTGCACCACCTTGAAGTCGAGCTGTTTCAGGTCCGACCCGGCCACGGTCACGTCAGCGCCGCCACCCAGGTACATCGTCTTGTACGCGTTCGACAGACCGTCGTGTTCCTTGGACGCCTCTTCCTTGAACTTCTTGAACTCTTCGGGAGAAACCGACGCGTCCATCCGAACCACAAGGTTCGGTGTCCCAGCGTTCTGCAGGAACTTGTTCTTGTGTTCCGTCATCCCCGAATCGCCGATGATCTCCCGCAACACCGGCGTCAACCACGACATGCCACGGAACATCGCTGTCGGGTCAGGGTCCGGCGCGAAGTGGGCAACATCGGTCGGTAGCAGCGCCTGCGCCGGCGTCTGCGACCCCGGACCCCCAGGCTTGTACATGTAGCCCAACAGGGTCGCGTTGATCCCGTCCGGATCGTCCTCCGGGTTCTCTTCCGAACCGCGGACGATGGTCACCCAGTCAGGCCGCAACACCCGCAGATTCCCCAACCTGTTCCGAGTGACGTAAGCGTTCCCGCCCATGTCGGCCGACAGCAGCATCCGAGACAACAGGTCTTGGGTAGTCCCACCCGGCCACGGCTGCTCAAGCGGCCGAAGGAACTGGTCGGTGAACGGCGGCTGAGGACGGCCCTGCTCACGACGCTGCCAAGCAAACCTGGCCTCCGAGAACACCCTTGTCCGCAACGCCACACACGCGAACACGATCCCGTTCCGCTTCAACGCCCGCTCGACATACTGCTCGTACGAATGCTCGATGTCTTCGCGGGGACCGTCCGACCACGTCGTCGAAATCGGGTACGTGTTCCCACCAAACGAGAACATCGAGTCGAGCTGCTGCTGATACCAGTCAACACCGAACCGGGCAGAATCGGCGGCAGGGCGAGAACGAACCAGATTCAGCAGCTTCATTCGTCCCCACCCACGTCAAGGCCAACCAGCCCGGCGGCACACACCAGCGAACCGACCAGCACCGCCGTCCAGGCCGCACCCACCGCGAACACCAGCCCGACCGTCACCGACACGCCACCAGCCACAACCATCACAACCGCAGCAATCAGTCGAAAGCGATCCACGGCGACACCTCCTCCTCAGCACGGGAGTGCGCCAACGTGACCGCCATAAACGGCGTCACATCCGACGTAGACGCCGACCGCGACCACACGAACCGGTCACCCACCGGCTTCTTCGCCAGCCCAGCAACCGCCTCGTCCAACTCTTTCGACGGATAGATACGCAACTTCCGGTCGGCGATGGCGTCATACATCCGCGCACACGCCGAAGCGACCTGCCCATAGTTGATACGGAACACCGGCAGCCCCGCATCCTCAAGATCATCCGCAATCGACGCCGCCGGCCCACCACCATCAACCACGATCCTGCCCGGCTTCGACCGGTGACGGACCGCCATCTGTGCCACAACCCACGACGTGCCCGGACGGTGATCCAACACCGCCGCCTTACGATCCCCGAACACCCCGATAGCGGCAGAGTCCGGCTTCCCCTCGATGCCCCGGATCACATCCACACCGTACGAAACATCCCCGGCAGGTTTCGCCCGCGGGTCCTGCAACGCATCCCACAACTCTGCCGGAATGACCCGCTCCAACGACCCGGTCCGCTGGTTGCACACCGCCCGACGGAACTCCCCATCAGTCATCGACTGGCGCGCATGACGGATCGTGTCCTCAGTGATCGTGTACCCCAACGCCGGCATGAACCGCCACCAGACGTCCGGGTCATCAACGTCTTCATCTTCCGGAACGGAATACTCGAAGTACGCGATACCCCGCCCGGAATCCTCGGACGCCGCCGCCCGACCAACCTCAACCTTCCTGTTCAGATACACCGACGAGTCCGTACCCATCGTCGAGAACCCCAACAGTTGCGCCGACGGAATCGTCAACATCGCCGGCTGCAACGCCTGCTCACGACGGTCGTCCTGATCCTTCCACGCCTCGTCGATCACCCCGAGATGGATCGTCGACCCGTGCCCCGACGCCTCAGTCGACCCCAACAGGTCGATACGGCCACCAGTCCCAAAGTTCAAACCAACATCGCCAGCGCCACGACGGACCTTTCCGCCACCCGCCGGCGTGATAAGCCGCTTCAACGGCGACTGCTCAATGATCGGAACCTGATCGTCGAGCAACTTCTTCGTCGCATCCTTCCCCGTCTGCGCCGTGTACACCACACGCTGACGAGGACCCCACTCCGCAGCGATACAACGATCCAACTGGTACGGCAACGCCAACGACGTCTTCCCCGACTGCCGCATCACCGACCACCAAACTTCGCGGTAGTACGGCACACCCGTCGCCGGGTCGAACTCAAGCGCGACGTCCGCAACCTGCCGCTGCCACGGCATCAACGGCGTACCCAACAGCTTCGCGATAGCCGCAACCCGGCCACCCCACGTCGGCCGGTTCTCACGCCTAGGTGTTGCCCACCTTGGCTGCGCTGTTGATTGCTGCGAGCGCGGCGGCAAGCTCGTCATCGGCCTCTTCATCCGCCTGCAGCACCTCACTCAACGTCTCGCGATACTCGCGCCACAGATTCGCCGACGTCGGATTACGGTCCAGCGTGTCAGCCAACGTCGTCAACGCCCGACGCCACGCCTCGTCGATCTTCTCAAGACGGCCAAGCCGCTCCAGCTCGCCGATAGTGACCTTGATCGCCTGCAGGTTCGGGCCATCCGCATCATCCGGAACCGTCACCGGATGCCGCCACCGCTTATGCGATGCCAACGCCGCACCAGAACCCGCCACGAACCCGCAAACATCGCAACCGTTCACGTCACCACTCCAACTTCGGCGGATACACCGACCGGCGAGCGTTCGTCATACGAGCACCCTCACGGCCACCACGCGACGTATTGCAATGCTGACAAGCGGCACGCAGATTCGACGGATCGAAGAACGCCCCGCCACGCTTCGGGCTCACAATGTGGTCAGCATGAGAAGCATGAACCGTGCAACCAGGCCCACGGATACGGCAACGGAACTCGTCACGCCGCAACACCGCCGCACGCAAGTCCTGCCACTGCCTCGTCTTGTACAACCTGGAAGACATCGCCCTAGGGTCCTCCAGACTCTGAAGGTAGGGCCAGCGAGGGAAAAGATAGATCG